AGATTATTAATGAGATTATTAGTAGCAAGTTACGAAGGGGTTAGAATCTTTTCTGAAAGACCATACGGATATAAAAGATATATTGTTGAATGGTCTTGTGGAGACACTCAAACATTTTCTGGACTATGGTACTCAGAAAAAAGAGTTAAACAAATCATCGAGGATAATTTAATAAATGGGTAAATTAAGACAGTGGTTTAGGAAATGGTTTGACAATCAAATTGAAAAATCATGGCAAAGAAAAGCAAACAAAATGTTTGCAAAACATAGTGTAGAATATAGAGATGGAGATAATACATGACACAATATGACGATAGAGTTGAAAAACAAAGACTCAAAATAGAAGCAGAGGCTTGGGCAGGTAAAGTACAAAGTTTACATGCGCATTCAATAAATTCAATGTGGTACGACACAAGGCCACAAGATACTGAAAATGGTAAAATTGTTACTGATAAACAATTCAACAGTGGACTTGTTGAAAGACATTTATCTAGTGGAGAAGTTTTCTTATTCAGACAAGATGAATTAAAAGGCGACGCACTTATAGAAGCATATTCACAAAATAATTAATATTGCGTGTTTACATTAACACCTAGTTATGGTATAATGGTACCATCAAATGATAAGGATAAATTATGAAAAAAACTAAAAGAAGTCCGGTGAGTACTCTAACTCACTCAACCAGAGAAGTGGCAATTCACTTCCTTGCATGGAGAGAAAAGCAAAAACAAAAGACCATGATTGGTCATAATGGTGGTCCAAAATAATGGGGGCTACTAATTTTTATATGGGTTCATTACGATATGACCCAACAGGTAGGAAAAGAAAAAAGCATGCTTCTAACAGAGTAAAGAAAGCTCCTGTTGAATTTAAGCCGATGACCGTTGAGTTATCTTCTCTTGACCGAATAAGAGCCAGACAAGCAAGGCAATATAAATCCATTATGGAAGAATATATGCAGACTGGCGATTACCCAGATTCAAATACAAGTAAAAAAGAAACAATGAAATACACTGGAACACTAGTAAAAGGTATTGCGACAATGCATAAATCAAATGCAGTCCCAGTTATTTCACAACAAGAAGCTGAAGACATCAGTAAGATGAGGAGAAACTAATGGGTATTTTTACCAAACTCCTTGACATAATAGAGGTGTGTATTGTAGGCTTTTTTAAATTAATATTTATAGTAATTATCGCAGGTACTATAATGTCTTTAATAGGAGCATGTTATGCATGAAGTAATACAATTTATAATTAGTAGCCTCGCATTATTGTTTGGGGTTTGGTTTGTGTATATGTCTGCACATGTACAAGAGGAACAAAGACAAGGTAAATATATCCGATTACCTTGGGAAAGAAAACAGGATAATGGAGAATAATATGAGCTATTATGGAATAGATGAAGTGATGGATAAAATAAAAGACATCGAAATTAAAATTGATAAATTACTAGGTGGTGAAAAAGAATACACTTATAGTAATCATCACACATATCAGAACGAAATTGCCGGAGAGAAAAGAATGGCAAGTGTAACCATGAGGAATGATGGTGTTTGGTGTGTAGAGAAATTTATCGATGGTACGTTAATGGAAAGAATGCCATTACCGGGTAAGGCAGAAATATATGCTGAGAATGCAGCAGAGAATTTTGTATTATTAAATTAAGTTACATGACCAGGTCTTGTCAACGCAACTCCTTATCACCCGCGGAGACCTGGTCACTTTACAAACAATAAAAAGTATGGTATAATATATAGAATATATAAGGAGAAATATGGCGATTAATAAAAAAAGAAAAAGAGGCCCAAGTTTAGATGATAAGTATCTAGGGTCAGAACCAATATATACTGCAGAGTCAGAATTTAATGATAGAAATTGGACGAAGGGAGCTTCGTGGTATAATTACTTTTATAAAACAAAAGATTATATGCCAACTACATATCAATTTGCAATGGATTATTGTGGGTATGATAAAAAGAAAATTCAGATTCTTAAAAGACAAAAGGACTATAAGTTCATGTCAGTTAATAAATTAATTAAATTGCATTATAGAGGCTGGGTTTATTCAGATGAGCAACTTGAAAAGATAAAAGATTTTATTGGCGAACAATACAAGATTGCTCTAAAACTAAAGAAGGTCGAAGATGCAAAGAAAGCTGATGTGGTTATTATATCACCTGCAGAGAGAACAAGAAGAAAAGTATTGGAAACTATTCACCATGACTGGGATACTGAAATAGTTGACGGCTGGTTGGAAGGTAATTTTACACAAAAGTTCTCTGCTTATAATCGATGGAAGATGCATGGGTTAAAGGGTAACGCAATAAACATGTTTAAGACTTTACTAGACGCTGAGTACGATAACATCAAGGCCGCATATGATAAAACATGTGACCAATGTGTAGAAGCTTATTCTAATTTCACTAAAGGTGAGAAAAACAAGATTTTAAAACAGTTCGAAGAAGTGTTTGAAGATTTAGATAGATTAAAATTATCATTTAAGGCTTCAAAAACACCACGAACAAGAAAAGCCAAATCATCAGATGCTCAAGTGGCAAGGCTTCAGTATTGTGCTGAAGACATTGACGCAAAGCTAACTTCAATTAATCCAATAATGGTACCAGGTAAACACAAGTTATTTGTTTATAATATAAAACAAAGAAAACTTATGGAATATACAACTACTGCCATTGACGGATTTATAATATCTGGTACATCAATTAAAAACTTTGATAAAACCAGTAGGTCAGCTACATTACGAAAGCCTGATGAAATACTACCAATAATTTTAAATAAGACTGAAAAACAAATTGAAAAGATTTGGGGTACAATAACAACTAAAATAACCAAACCCACAGGCAGAATTAACTCTGACTGTATATTAATGAGGACTTTCTAATGATAGGAATTGGAGAAAAGTTTCCTGCATTCTCACTTGCAGGAATCAATGATAAAAACGAATTTGTGAGAGTAGATGTAGAAGAAAGCTATACGCCAATGAAACATGATTGGTCTGTGGTTTACTTTTACCCAAAGGATTTTACCTTTATATGCCCAACAGAAATCGCAGGTATGGACTGTTTAGTTCCACATGCGAATGTGATTGGTATTAGTGGAGATAATGAATTCTGTAAATTGGCTTGGAAAAAAGAAAATGAATTAATAGGTAATATTAATCATACACTTGCTGCTGATTGTGGATTAAATTTATCACATGAATTAGGTATCGTTGCAGAAGCAGAACCGGTTTGTTTAAGGGCAACTTTTATATTCGATAAATATAGAACCATACAACATGTTTCAGTTAATGCCCTTGATACTGGCAGAAGTGCAAAAGAAGTATTAAGAACATTACAAGCATTACAAGCTGGTGGTTTAACTGGATGTTCATTTGAGGTTGGCGATGACTTTGTCGGTTGAGATAGAAGGTAAAATTATGACCAAAAAGAGATTCTCTTTGGCGGTTGAAAAATTAGTAGCCACGAAAAAAGGTATATCATACATAGATGCTGCATGTATCATTATTGAGGAGAGAGGAATGGATTACTCTAACCTAAAAAGATTATTAACACCATCTCTTAAATCTAAAATCGAAGAAGAAGCTTCTAGATTAAATTTAATTAAGGGTGCGAAAACAAATACATTACCTATATGATAGACCCATTTGAATCCTACAGATTATATAATGCTTTAAAGTTACACTTTGAAACTGATTACGATGCATTAAAATATAACTTTAAAACTAATGCCTCTGCTAAATCTTTCTTAAATAGAAAAGATAAATACTTCTTCGCGAAGATAGCAAAATCACATGAAAAGGATTTAAAAGGATACTATGTCGCCAACTTTAAAAACGATGTTTCCTATGTAGGAGAAATGGTTAATGAAGTAGGAGATAAAAATTATTTAAGTCATAGAAAAACACTTGAATCGCTAACGCGTGTGTTTCAAAATGATATAAATAAACTAATAGAAGAACAACCAGAGTTTGATGGCTTATTCAAAGCTGAAGATGGTCAACACCCACTGGTTATTCAACTATGGATGCAAGAAGAGATTAGTTTAGAGACTGTTGTTATTCTTAATTCCTTAATAGGGTTTATACAAAAAGAATCTAAAAATATATCAGACACATTAATTTGGCCTGATATTAAAAGAAAGATTGAAAAGTATAGTCCCTTTGTAAACTTTGATAATACAAAGATGAAACTTATTTTATTAAAAGGGTTTACAAATACCATATAATGTGGTATAATATAACTTATATTATGAATAAAGTGGATAAAACAGAAAAGGTCCTAGACCTTAATACAACGCAATACGGAGAAATATAATGTCATTTGCAAACTTAAAGAGCTCACGAGGCTCGTCAATCGACAAACTCGTCAAAGCTGCAGAAGCAGTATCCACAAAACCAGAGGCTAATTCATATGATGATGACAGACTTTGGAAACCTACCAGAGATAAAGCAGGAAATGGTTACGCAGTAATCAGATTCTTGCCAGCTAAGGAAGGCGAAGATTTACCATGGGTAAGATATTGGGACCACGGTTTCAAAGGTTCTACTGGATTATGGTATATCGAAAACTCCTTAACTTCTATTGGACAGCAGGACCCAGTATCGGAGTCAAACTCTTTACTATGGAACTCTGGAAGAGATGAGGATAAGCAAATCGCTAGGGATAGAAAAAGAAGATTACATTATGTAAGTAATGTTTTAATCGTATCTGACCCAAGCAATCCAGAAAATGAAGGAAAGGTCAAACTGTACAAGTTTGGTAAGAAAATCTTTGACAAAATCATGGAAGCTATGCAACCTGCTTTTGAAGATGAATCACCTTGTAACCCTTATGACTTCTGGGAAGGCGCTGACTTTAAGATTAAAATCAGAAAAGTCGAAGGTTGGGTAAACTATGATAAATCA